GTCTTTCCGCCTCAGCCTCAGCCGCTTTTCTCTCGCGCTCCGCAGCTTGCGCGCTGCCATAAGCCTGCAAACCAGCCGCGCCCATCCGCGCCAGTATCTGCCCGGTCGAGGTCGGCACGGGCTGCGGTCCAGCCTGCTCAAGCCCGGTCAGGGCAGCGGACATGATGCCCATACCCGTGGGCGAAGTCAGGGGCTGGCGGAAGGCCGTGCCAAGGCGCTGACCGATAGTGGGGGATGGCGCTGCGGGTGCTGCGGGTGCTGCGGGTGCTGCGCGTCCTGCTTGTGCCGCACGCATGCGGTTAGCCGCCTCAAGTCGAGCCCCAGCCTGACGCGCAATCACATCGCCAATGCTAGGCGTCGGCGCGGTGCTTGCCGTAATGCCTGACGCCGGAGTGATGCGGCGCATGCCCGCCTCTGGCTGCCTCGGAATAAGCTGACCCTGCGGGCCGACAGTGTAGGCGTCCCTGCCGCGAAGGGTCAGGTCGATGCTGCCGGTTGGCATAAAAGCAAGTTGTCCAAATCCAGCCATTATCTACGCTCCTGTAAACCCAGCCAAGCCGCCGAGAAGCCCGCCGTAGAGCGGATCGAAGCCCTTCACCTGCCCGGCCAACATTGCGCCGCCTAGCGCGCCCGACAGGCCACTCGCCAGCGGGTTGCTGTAGTACGGCGTGATCTGCTGCGTGCCAAGCTGACCGCCCTGAACCGAGGCGAGGTAGTTCGCAAGCGCCGCCTGAGGTGCCTGCTGCTCGAACTGAAACTTCTCGATATCAGCGCTCAACTGCGCCTGCTCCTGCGCCTCGCGGGCAGCGCCGATGCCGGCAAGCGTCTCAAGGTCAGCGAAGCCGAACTGACGCGCCATCGGTGCCTGCTGGATGGCTGCCTGCTGCGCCTGATACGCCATCGGCGCGAGCGCCTCAGCGACCGCGCGCTGCTGGTAGCCGGAGCCGTAACGCCCGGCCTTAGCCGCCTGTGTCTCAACCGCCTCTACCGCAGGGCGGAACGCGGCAGCCTGAAGCGGGTTCGTACCCATCAGGTTCTGCATGACTACGTCCTGAACCGCACCGATAAACGGCGAGCCGGTAATAGCCTGCTGGCGCAAGCCCGAAAGTGCCATCTCGGTCTCAGGCGAGAAGCCCACAACCGTCTGGCCGGGGTAGTATTGCATCGGACCCTGCTCGTAGAGGCGCTTTGCCTCGGCCAGCCCGAACTCCTTGAACGGAGCCGTGGTCGGGTCCGTAATGGTCTGCGTGACCTGCCTTGTGGTTCCGCCGCCTTTACTCATCACTGAAATCCTTCATCAATACCACCGCACTCTCGCGATAGTCTTTAAGTTGTCGAGACCAACCCCTGCGCCCGATGATCTCCATCCCGTCGCACCCTTGCGTCTTGGCCCACGCACTGAGTGCAACCTCCGCTTGCATCAACTCGTCGAGGTCGCCACCCGCAAGCCAAATCCGGCACATCGCCTTCTGCGGGTAGTCAACCACCTCCGTCACTATAGCAGACCTTTCCAGCGGAAAGAACTGGGCCTTGCCCTCTTGTATGAACTGCCACACATCCTCGATTGTGTGCGAGCCGCCCGCATATTCCAGCGCGTCCTCGATGTAGCGCCGGCATCGCTGCCAGTGGTCTTCCATACGGTTTTCACCCGATAATAAGGTAGGCGAAGTCAGCATCATGCCCCTGATTGTCGTGATTGATTACCATCGTGCCGTCAACACTGGAACTGTCAATGTATGGGTTGTGATGATGCGGGCTATGGTCGACGCCAGTGAAAAACACCAGCGACGAGGTTGAATAGCGGGGCTCGCTTATGGTGGTCTGCGTCGTCGTCGCCGGGAACGTCACATAGCCGACGCTGTTAAGACCGCCGTTAATCGTGCGGTTCAGAACCTCGGCGATCTCGCGGGTTGTCGCGGTCACCGGGTTGAGTATTCGGAAGTTGGTGGTGCGCTGCTCTGTCGTCATCGCCGGCCAATCTCCCGCGCCTCAATGTCAATGCCGAGCGCCTTGTTCCAGCCACCCGATATTGTCATGCGCGCCCGGTGGTAACGGCCCTGCGCCCTGAATGGAGAGAAGCCGGCGCTGTTGGGCGAGGACGCCGCAGTGAACACTGGCGTCGCGTCCTGCGACGCTCTGGTGCCGATCGCTAAGGTCACGTCGCCGCCCTCATAGTATGGATAGACGCGCGTAATCAGCGAGTGCTTGCCAGTGGACAGCGGTGCCTCAGCGGTCTCAATCGTTGCGGCAAGCGGTGAGCCGGTGAATGTATAAATCTTGTCGCCGTATGCGCCGCCGAAGAAATACTGGCCGCCCTTGAAGAAGCGGCTGTCTAGCTGAACATTCAGACCATCAACCGTTGCTGAAAGATTATCGAGTGCGTCAACCGTGTATCCGGACGAGAACATCGGCGCGAGCAGGTCGGCCTCCACCTCAGCCAGCGACCACTTGTTCAGCACATAGTTGTACATGATGATTTTGTCGGGCTGGCCGGACGGGGACTGCGTCGAAGTGTAGGACCACATCGCGACCTCGTTGATCGGGTCAACCGACGCGGACATGCGGTAGTCGTAGTTGCTGTCAAAATCTTCCTTGAAGAAATTGTTGATTTTTTCGCTTCCGATGGCCGTGGCGCGCTGCCCGTCGAATGCATAGAAGCCATCGTTCGCGAGAAAGAACACGACGGACCCGACGTTGCAGACGCTCTCCTTGAAGGCGCAGCCGCGCTCCGCCACGACCTTGTCGAACTGCCAAATCAGCGGCGGGCCGGTGTAGGTGGCGCGGAAAATAGAGCGCTCGGTGAGGATCGTCGCGTATTCGCCGCCGACCAACCCGGTAATAGCGCCACTGTCCGGCAGGTTCTGGAAGTCGCTCTGATTGACACCAGCGACCCAACTTGTCGGATCGTTGAACCCGGACCAATAGCACTGGTAAGGCACGCGGCCCGCGCCCGCGTCAACATTCGCGGTCCACACAAAATCGCGCACGACGGCGATGAACTCGGCCTTTGGTGGCGTGCCGGCGAGGTCAGCAAAGGCGCTGGACGAGCCAAGGTTGAACGCCTGCAACTCCTCGCCCACGCCGCCGGCGGCGATCACGTCGTCGCCGAACTGGACAAAGCGCCAGCGCTCGAAGTCAGTCAAGTCGTAGCCGCCGACCTTGCTGATGTCGTCGAGGTCGTTGTCAACCGACGCATGAAGGTACAGCTTCGTGGCGTCGCCGGCGAACAGCTTTGTGTTGCTGGCGTTGTCCTTCGCCGCGAAGATGCCCTTGATTGTGCCGGTGGCAGCGTTTGAGTACGGCACAAAGCTGCTCATCGAGTGATAGCCGTTAGCCGCCGGCAGCACGTTAGTGGCCACCGTCACGCCGGGGTTCAATAGGTCAGCCTGATCTGGCAGCCATTCGCCGAACTGTATCATTTGACGGCCCACCTCTCTGTGCCGGTGGACACTTCAGTCCACGCTAGGTTCGGGATGATCTCGCTCAGGTCATCCAAATCTTCGAGCGACCCGTATGTGTCGAGGCTGTCCATAGGGCCAAGCTCGTCCAAGTCTTCAAGCGTTGCCGGGAACGCCAATATGTTTGTCCACGTCTCATTCTCTGACGGGACGACGCTCCACCTGTCGCCGAGGCGCTGCGCTATCGCTGACACTGTGACAGCCAGAGAGGCAGCGCCAGAGTTCACAAACGTCACTGCGTTGCCGCTTGCTGCGGTCACGGCGGCGCTGACGGAGGACAGAACGCCCCTGATCGAGAACGCCACGCCCGTCGCAGCGCCCGACACTGCGGCGCTGGCGTCGAACGGCCTGACGCGGAGAACCGCAGCCGCGCCAGTCACGGCAGTGGAGACAGACGCAGTGAAGCGCGCGATGAACGAGGCGTAGGCAGCAACGGATGCAGCGCCCGTAACTGCGGCGGCGAAGGCGAGGATGCGCCTGACAGCGCCAGAGGCAGACGCGGAGAGAGACACGGCAGCGGTCGGCTGCTGGAGCGTCAGGCTGTCAAGCTGCTCCAGATTGCCGAAGCTGTCGATGGCATCCATCGTACCCCAGTTATCTAACTCCTCAAGCGTCGCCACAGAACGCTCCTTTAGTCGGCGCTGATGTCGAGGTCGCCCGCGTCAATCTTCAGGATGTCGCCGCTCTCAATCGTCTTCGCGGTGGTGAACGCACCGTGGATCAGCAGGTTGCCGCTTGACGCCGCGTCAAAGATGCCGAAGTGCGAGACGCTGCCCCACGAACCTGTCGCCGCGGCGAACTGGATCGCCGAGGCGTTGTCGGCGGTACCGGAGGCAGCCGCGTTGAAGGTGGCCGCGACACGCGCGTAGCCCGACCCGCTCAACTCGGTGCCGCTGTTGTCGTCGCCGAAACTGCCGGTGGACAGGCCGACATATACGGCGCTTGGCATCGTGTAGGAGCCGGTCCCAAGGATGTGGTCGAGAGTTTCATTCTCTAGGTAGTTTGACATTGCAGACATGCTATCTCTCCGCTGCTACGTTCTGGCGTTGGTACACTGATCTCACAGCGAGGGGTCCAGTACCATAGAACGACCTGTCCTCGTCAATGTGTATCTCCTGAATGATGCGCGTGAATTTTGCGTCGTACTGCGACGATCTGGCCTCATCCAGAAGGTATGTATATGCCTCAGTAAGCGCGCCGTAAAGATAGAGGTCCGGGTGGCGCGTGAAGGCGATCGGCGTGTTTGTGTCCGACAGCGCGGGCAGCGTGCCGGTGTAGACGATCTCGGCGGTGTAAGCGGCGTCCGGCACGGGGCGCAACTTCATCTCCAGCCCCACGACGCTGAACGCCTTGGGCTTGCCGTTGCCAGCGCTGGAGTAGCTGGTGTCGAGGCTCGACGGGCTTTGGTATGACAAAACCGTAATCGGCGTCGTGTTGAGCTTAACCTCGCGAACCTCGCGCAAGTCCGTCGGCAGCGCGATGTACTCGTCGCCCACCTCAAGCGTCGCGGTGGCGCGCTTCTCTTGCTCCCGCGTCTCAAGCTCGCGGGACACGCGGGCCTCGGCCAGCTTAATGAAGTCGGGGATGACGCCGGTCAGGTCGTCACGCGCGAGAAAGCTGGCTATCGTGGCCTTTAGTTCGCTGTATGTTGTAATAGCCATTATAACATTCCGCCGCCTGTCCTGAACGCTCGGTTTTCACTGTCGTTAAGCCAAGCCTTCCACGCCTTTGGGTTCTCGCGCATCGGGCCGAACTTCTCTACCAAATGAGCATACACTACGTTCGGGATTTCGGCCACATGCTGTAGGTGACGCTGCGTGTTGCCAATTAGAGAGCCGGGGCGGTAGTCGTCGGACATCTGCTTGTTGATTTTCAGCAGGTCGCCAAACTCCTGCCGCTGCTCAATGACAGAAGACCCGTCGCTGTTCTGTTGCAGGGTCACTTCCTTGCGGGTGCGCGGGTCGGTGTAAAGATATCTTTTCATTTTGCCCTCATAGAGAAGGGGCGACCGAAGCCGCCCCCTAGCTAGATCAGGAACCGCTGAGGTCGAAGATCGCGGCGTGTGCCCGTGGGGCGGTCGGCTTGAGCGCCCACTCGCACAAAATGTGGCTGTCGGTTGCGTCTCCGGTCTTGGCGAGATCTTCCTCAAGGAAGTTACGACCGTTCAGCGTGCAAAGCGACACGAAGTCCGGGTCGATCAGGAAGATGCGGTCGTTGGAGAGGAACCTGCTCGGCGTGCTGGAAAGTTGGCCGAAATCCCCAAGCATAATTGACGTGCTGCCGACATATGTGACCTCTTTGGCCGCAGTCATGTTGACGTCGTTGCTGACAAGGTTACCGGTCGCGGACAAGTCCGAGAAGTTCGCCTTGTTAGTCGCCGACATGATCATAAGCTCAGGGTTACCGCCGTCGGTCCAAGCGTCCTGCTGCGCGTCCTCAATGAGGGCGAGCGTCAGGGCGCGGTCTGTACCGCCGGTGATGGTGTCGGAGCCGTCGCCGGTACCGAAGGCACCGTCGCCAGCACCAACCGAACCGTTGGTCATCCAGCAAGACAGCGAAGCCGACTTGCGCGGCTCAGAAGCGGAACGTGCAACGTCAGTGTCACCGATCATCTTTTCGATGTCGCGGCGCAACTCCAAGCCCTTGAGGACTTTCTGGTAGTTGTGTTCACGCTCACGGCCTGCTGTGTCAACTGCATCAAGCATTTTGTTATCGCTGGCCTGTTTATGACCAACTTCTACGGCTTGTGATCAGGTTATACCGCAGATCAGACTATATCTTCACTTTCGTGTTGGGCGCTCGTGGGCAGATTATTCTTTCGTCACCGCCTAGTCGTTGAACCTTCACCAGCCCTCAGCTTTCGCTTCCATCTGGCGCTTGGCTGCTGATTACCCGCCTCCGGGCTTCCCAGCAATTCACCCAATTTTTTTCCTGAACCAGTCAGACAGCAATCTGATTTAGAACAGGGGAACCATTGAACAGTTTAGTTCCACTGGTGGCAAATACCTTCTTAGATATCTGATGATAGTTCCCAACCCTAGATGTCGGCGTGGCCGCACTTGTGGCCGTGTCGCTTCCCTCCGAGTGAAAATTCGTGGTGCTGGCGGCTGCCAGTTCCTGAACCTGCCACTCGGTGAAGATGCCGTTAGAGGTCTCCTTCTTGACGTTGGAGAAGATCGGTGTTTCAGCAGGGTCGATGCGGTAAATCACATCTGCCAGCTGTTCGCGCTCACCTACGGCGGCGCTAGTCGCGAAAGTCGTCATGACTTTGTCCTTTCAAGTTGCGGGGCTATTTCCGCCCCATTAGATACTCAACAGCGGCATCGACGGTTCCGGCGCTTTCAAAACGCTTTTTCGCCTCTTGCCGAGTGCGGTTAGCAACTTCGCGCTTGGTCTTTGGTCGCCCTGCCTTGGCCATCTTCGGTGCTTTTCGGGTGCGTTTCTTGGCGTCGGGGGTCTTCGATTGAAGCTGGTCCCAGCGCCACGCCTTATAGAGAAGCTCGATCGCGCGCGCATCAGATGCGTTTGCGATCTCCTCTTCACTAAACCCGATCCGCTTCTGCGCGTAGGAAATCACTTCCTTGCGCTCCGCCTCGCGAGTGTCGTCATCCTGCCACGCAGGGATGCGGCTCAGCATCTCGCCACGCTGCACCTCAAGGTGCTGGCGCAGGTTCTGCTCTTGCTCGCGAGCCTGTTCCGACGCGATGCGCTGACGTTCGGCCTCGACCTGCTTCTGGTATTCCTTCTGCTGGTCGAACTCGGCCTTCGCCAGAAACAAGTCACGCTCGGACATCGTCTCGGCCAATGCTCTCCAGTCAGGTTCCTGTTGGTTTGCCTGCTGGATTTGGGCAGCCAACTGATCAAGTTGCTGCGCGTAAGCGTCCCGAAGTTGTCTCGTCTCAGCTTGCTCGGCCTCAAAGGCTTTGCGCTGCTCGGCTAACTCCATCGAGCGCTTAGTGTACGCCTGCTGCCGCGAATAACCGTTCTGGAGTTCGTCGAGGGTTACCTCTACCTCTTGGCCGTCCACCTTTACGGTGTAGACCCCCGGGGGTTCCTCTTCGTACTCCTCGCCGTCATCCGCCTCGTAGGCGTCTTCGCCCTCGTCGTCCTGCTCGTAATCCTCTTCGGCGGTCGCG